CTCCAAGTGGTTATGCGCCCCCACATTAGTGGGCCACTTGGGCCGCGCGAGCGTTGCTCAGCACGTACACTGCCAGGTTGGCAGGGACCTTACACATCACACGAGACGACGTGTCCGAGTAGGAAGTCGTCGATCTGCCCACGCGCAGATTGTGTGATGGTGTTCACCATGCGATCGATGTCGCCACTTCCCAGCTGATAGTGTGTTTCGTAGTAAGCTAGGATGTTGTCACAAGTAGGTCGAACTTGTGATTTGGTGACGCGGTATGAGTACTGTTGCTCACCGCGAGGATCGTACTGTTCGTCAGACAGTGCGGCATGCCCATTAGATAGTCGGAGCATGACTTTTGACAACGCCAAACACAGTGGGTCGATTACACCAAACTGCGCTAGCGTGTTGCCCACACTTGCACCAACGGTGTTGGTCGGTGGGGCTTCGATTGACAGTGTCATAACCAATGCGGGAGATGAGGTTGCCAATCTTGGGCATTAACACGTAGGACGATCTCACGGGGTAGAACCGCCCGGAACAGAATTCGACAAGAAGTGGGTTATCTGTTATCTTCATTGTCACCTCCATTCCATGCAGGTAGTACTCACGTTTCATGGCTTCCATGCCGCCAAGGCGCAAGATACTATTGTACGTGGTGACTGTAACACTATCGTCACCACACACTAGACTAATCCAGCGGTTGCCTATGCCATGTATACGTAGCTTCATAGCAACATTAACCACCGTGTCCGTAAGGGAGGTGTCCGGCCACCCTGACTGCATTGTGTACTTAACCCAGTACCTGGTGCCATCAGCTATGGCACCAAGGCTTTTTCCCACCCGGCGGAGTACAGTTGCTACAAACCGTGGTAGATAGTGGCTGTAGAACTTGTCCATCATGGAGAATGCCTCTTGGTCGATATGCATGTCGAACCTACTCTGGTCATCCTCAATGAAGACTATGTGATCGCCGAACTCCATGTTCCGTGCCACCAGGTCAATTGCGCGCTTAAAGCTAGAACCAATCTCCGAAGCATCCAGGCCACTAGTGTAAACAATGTGGCGGCCAGCCTGAAAATCTGTATCATCCCAGGTTGGTTTTATGCGGCGGCGAAAGCGTTTTGCCAGGCGGTGCAGCCATGGCCCAAGGTAAACTGTAAAGGGCATGGGGCACCCCTGAATGAGGCGCGGGGCTTTTAGCACTATATCAAACGTGTAGCGGGTGGCCTTCTCGCATGTCTTGACGAAAGACTTAGCGAAGGGCTGTATACCGTGCAAACCGTGTCCAGCAGCCTTAACGGCCCCTAACAGTTTTCGTTTGTTGCCATTAAACCTACCAACCCAGTCATCGTATGGTGTGGGAGCGACGATTGGTTTTAGCAAGATGGTAATCCAAGCCAGGAATATAGCGCTAGTGACACGCCACTGTCGTTTTATAAGTGGTGGCAGGGACGTGTCGGTATGGCGCGGAAGGGCCTTTAATACCCTCTCCTTGAGTGCCCACATATTGTTACAAAAACACGAGCGGTAAGTGGTGGGCTCGTATTGTGCAACACCCCACCAGCAGCGCACGCCGAAGGTAGGTTCACAATGTGGGCTAGCCACATGAACTAATCCTGCATTGGGTGACAACACTGGATCAGTCGTGGCTATATGCTCCGCGCCACAAGTGGTGTAGCGGGAGTATGTGTCAAGGATGTGTAACGCATAGGGCGCCCCAAATGGTTCGTTAAGGGCATTCCAAATGCAGTGTACCTTGACACTCAGATCATACGAGGGTATGTACGCAAGTATGATGTGGGCAACTAGCCGTGGTAAAAATTGTGACCACCGCCCAACAGATTCGATCGCGGCAAACATCACGCAGGGAACTATGGCTAGGTAGCGATAATCGACATCGCAACCTATAGTTATGTGTGTGCCAAAAAGCTCATCCGCGGTATACACGGCTGTGGTACAGGCAAGTATTTGCCACAAGCCGAATGCCAGCTTCTTTTTACTGGCCTCCTCGAATATGGGTGTGACGATGCACCGCATGACCACACCTAGGGTGAATACTGCCAGATTCATCAATGGTGAGAAGTCATAATCATACTCAGTTCTGAGTGGCTCGGAGCGTTCGAGCCGTTTTAGTCGCTCAGCCTGCCCCTCGCGGGGGGGGGTCGCCCAGGGTCGTGCACGAAATTGCCGTGCGAATCGTGCAGGCCACCAGGCGACAGGCCGTTCGAGGACGGCTATTGAATCAGCAACATGTAGTTTCTCGTTGAGTGCTGCTATATAAGCGTCCTTAATTACGCCAGGGACCAGGCTCGTATCCTCGGAGTACCGCTCAACCTCCTTCTGGCGGATAACCTCCGCGGCCATGCGCATGGCTTGCGGTCGTAGGAGTGGCTCAAACAAGTTGGTGGAGCCAGCAAGTTTTGCGTAGACGCGGCTATATGCTGTGGCCCGTGCGTCGGCAATGACACGCTCAGCCCGAGCGTTTATGGTGTCAGTAATCGGCTGCCCGCCAGGAGCCAGGACATAAAGTACATTACTGTACACCTCGACTATCCCGAGGTCGCAAGCTGGCTCGTTGTCATCATCACCGAAGAATAGGCCGCACAAATCCTCTGGTGGTTGGGCAACAGTAGTGCGTGGGCTGATCCCAATTGTGCGCCGCCTAATCTCAGCGTTGTCCACGATTAGCCCAGGCACTATCGGTGTTGCAGCAATAGGCCTATTGTGCGCTCCATGGTGGTATGTGTTGGAGTCGCCAACATAACCGGTGCCAGCAGGGTTGGTAAAGAAGGACAATCCATACTTCGTTGCCTCACCACCCCCAATTGTTGACCGAGTTGAGCGCATAGATTGTAGAACGCTATTCTCGATCACCCTAGGTTGGCACGATAGGTGTATGTGTGCCAACACCCTCCTACTGGCAAATGGGAATGGCCTCCCATGCTCCCAGAATGTGCAGTTGCGTGCTATGGCTAGGTTTAGCGCATAGGCCTGTGGCGAAACTGCCTCGCCATTGACAACCGGCATGCCGAGGTCAATAGTTAGTTGTTTGACCTCCTCTTTCGACATGAGGTATAGTGCCTTGAAGTCTCTAGGGACTTCCTCAACTTTCACGCCAATTTCGAAGTCAAGCTCGGGGTCCTCCGAGTACTTATCGAAATGGTGTTTGCGCTCCGGTTGTTTAGTTTCGATGCCGAAGTCATCATCGT